ACGAGTAGTAATACCCTATCGACCGCGATGGTTCCAGCGGGAGACACACGCCATGCTCAAACGGTTCGGCGTGTTGGTATTCCATCGGCGAGCAGGTAAAACGGTCATGGCGATCAATGAACTGATCCGTCGGATTATCCGTTGTCCATTAAAGAACGCCCGGGGGTATTACATTGCGCCGTATTACGCACAGGTCAAACGGATCGCGTGGACCTATATCCGGGAGTTTACCGAGGTTATACCCGGGGTAACGTATAACGCTTCAGAGCTTCGGGTCATCTTCCCGAACGGGGCGGAGATTCAGTTACTCGGCGGGGATAACTATCAGGCGTTGCGCGGTATATATGCCGATTACGTTGTTCTGGACGAATACGCGCAAATGCACCCCGGGCTGTGGGGCGAAGTATTCAGACCGGCGTTGTCGGACCGTATAGGCGGGGCGTTGTTCATCGGGACGCCGTTCGGGGATAACGCGTTTCACGACAAATGGGACGAAGCCGGGGAGTTGGACGACTGGTCCCGGGCCATGTACAAGGTCCACCAGACGGGAGTGATTGCGCCGTCTGAAATCATATCAATTACGAAGGAAATCACGCGGGAGGAGTTCGAACAAGAATACTTGTGTAGCTGGACGGCAGCGATTAAGGGCAGCTATTACGGGAAAATAATCGAGAAGCTCGACAACGACGGACGGATCACAACGGTTCCATATGATCCGGGACTCCAGGTCCATACAAGTTGGGACCTAGGCGTCAAGGATTCGACGGTCGTTCACTATTGGCAGATCGCGGGGACCGAACATCGGATGATCGACTGTGACGCGTTCCAAGGTGTCGGACTGGACACGATGATTGGCAAGTTAAGGGAGAAGGGATACAACTATGGAATGCATATCGCGCCGCACGATATAAAGGTCCGGGAGTTGAGCAGCGGTAAAAGCCGACTTGACATAGCGGCGGCGTTGGGCGTACATTTCGATGTCGCGCCGTCTTTGGGATTACAAGATGGGATTCAGGCAACAAGGATTTTGCTACCGCAGTGCGTGATAAACAGGGGAACATGCGCCGAAACGATAGGCGCTCTCCGACAGTACCGGACAGAGTTCGACGAGAGACGGCAGGTTTTCAAGAATAACCCGCTGCATGATTGGACGTCTGATTATGCTGATTCAGTCCGGTATTACGCAATTACTCCCACGCAGCAGATTAGATTCGCGCTGAAACCGCTCGACTACAGTGTCGAGGACAGGTCAGTTGTTTAAGTGGCACTTACGCAAACCGAAGTCGTCGGTATATTACGGCAAGAATTGAAACAGGCACAGGGCGCGGACTTTGACGAGTTGTCGGCGAACCGTGAGAAGGCGTTAGAATACTTTTTCAATCAGCGACGGGGCGATGAGGTTCCCGGGCGTTCACAGGTCCAGTCGTCGGACGTCTCGGACATGGTGGAAGCGGTCTTGTCGAACATAGCGCCGATATTGACACAAGAAACGCTGATACAATTTGAAGCGGCCGGGGAGGAGGACGAGAAGCAGGCGCAGATCGAATCAGACTTTGTCGCTTATATGGTGGCGGGTCAGAACGAGGGATACGTCGAATTGGTGTCGGCGATTAAGGACGCGCTTTTACTCAAGAATGGATTTATAAAAGTATGGGTGGAGGAGTTGAACGGGACTCGGTCATTCACGGAGCATGGACTCGCGGACTTTCAGATTCAGTCGAAGCTAGACGAAGCCGACGCTGAACATCACTTCGAAATAGCGGGGATCGATACGACCGGGTCCACGAGTACTGTCCACTGGCGGGAACTTACCCACACTAGAGAGCTTAAGGTCGACGCGATAGCGCCGGAAAACCTGCTGTATTCCCCCGATCATCGGACGCCCTATCTTCGAGATTGTCGGTTCATCGCAGAGCGCAAACTGTTAACCAAGTCCGATTTAATGGGTATGGGATACAGTAAAAAACAGGTTAAGGACCTACCGGCAATCGACACGGACACAACGTCGGCACACTCGGCGCGCAGGAACTCGGCGGATGCCGACGACAATGCAGCAGACCCGGCGAATGCTATGGTTGAGACGTGGGACATTCACACACTGATTGACGAGAAGCAGACCGGACTTGCCGAGTTGCGACACTTCCACCTAGCAAGCAACGAGATATTGCTCGACGAGTTGGCCGACTGGGTTCCACTGGCGACGGGTTCGCCGTTTCTAATTCCCCATCGGCTATACGGTCAATCTGTATACGACAAACTTCGCAATGTACAAGACAGCAAGACGGACTTTCTCCGCCAGTGGCACGATAACGCGCGGCGCGTGAATAACGCCCGGATAGCCTATAACCCGATGGTTACGGAGGAAGGCGACGTATTAGCAACACGACCTGGAGGTGGCATTCGCACACGCGACCCACAGGGAGTTGTGCAGATACAAACTAGCGATATGGGCGCGTCGATCCGTACCGCTTTGGACTACATGGACAAGGTCCGTTCCGAACGAGCGGGGGCGTCTCTGGATTTAGGGTCGGCGGAGTTGCAGCTTGCGGCTAAAAACGTGGGCGACCAAGGGGTAGAGCGCCAGCTTTCAGTTAAAGAACAGCTAGCGGCCATGATGACAGCGTCTCTAGCCAATACTCTAATCCGTGAGACGTTCCTTCTTGTACATATGACGTTGCGCGCTCAAATGCCGGGGGACTTGTCCGCCAAGTTGAACGGCAAATGGGTTCAGACGAACCCGTCGGACTGGCCGGTCCGTAAGAAAGTGAACGTAATGACGGGACTTTCCCGGGGCGAAAAGACCCAACGACTGCAGGCGCTAACTCAAGTGATACAAACGCAACTAGGGTTTATGGAGAAAGGGCAGGAAGGACAGATAGTTGATAAGCCGGGTGTCTATCAAGCAATCACGGACTGGTCACGAACAGCGGGGTTAGAGAATGTCGAACAGTATTGGATCGACCCGAGTTCGGAAAAAGCTCAACAAGCAGCAAAGGCGGCGTCGGCTTCTTCTCAGCAGGCACAGGAAGCGCAAGCGGCGCAAATGAAACAGCAACAAGATTTCCAAGAATCGGTATTCGCATTGCAGTCGCAACTCGACAAATACAAGCATGATAGCAAGCTAGTATTTGACTACGCGAAGGAACGACTAGACGCCGAGATCGAGGAAGCAAAAATTATAGGGACGGCTACGTTAGATTTAGAGCGACAGCAGCTAGCATTCGAAAACGCACAACAAGGGCAAATAAATGGCACAGGCAACGGACCATAAGCTAACTACCGATGAACGGTTGGCGTTGAAAGTAGACGCGGAAAAACTGCTAAATAATCGGGTTTTCCTGCAGATTTGCGAGGAGTTGGACACGCAGTATTATAAAAGGTGGGCTGACAATCTGGATCAGATACAGCGGGAAGCGTTATGGTTCCAAGCGGACGCCGTGCGCGAAATACTACGGTTGGTTAAAAGTCTCGCGACGGAACGCGTAGAGTACGAACACTAATGGACCTAGACAGCGAACAAGGGGGAACCCACGGCGACCAGTCCACAGTAGACAAGGTCGCAGGAATTCTAAACGCGCCGAGCGGCGAACAAAAGCAGGACCCGGAGACGGGGCAACAGGGCGGAGACGCCGATATAGAGAAACCCGAAGGCGGAGACGCCGAGCAGGAAACAAGCGGTCGAGACGACCAGTCGATTGACCCGGATAGCGGGGACGACGACAGTACAGCGGTGACACTTGCAGAGCTTGCAAAATTCGCTGATTTGGAAACGCGGGACCTGTACGGCGTGGAGATCACAGTCGGGAAGGACGAGACCGCGACACTCGGAGAGCTTAAAGACGGTTACAAGGAACTTCAAAAGATGCGCGGAGACGTAGCAGAATTCGAGGACCGAAAAACCAATTCACAAAACGAAGTGATGATCGCGAAGCGACAGATCGAGCAGTTAGTCGAACTGGGCGCGGCGACTAATTCACTTCATCCGCAGGTTTTAGATAAATTACAGGAAATACACGCGGACACGGTGTCACGAGAGCGGCGCGCAGTGTTAGGTGTAATGCCTGAATGGTCGGACGAAGTAACCCGGGCGAAGGACTTCGGGCAAATGTCGGACCTATTATCAAAATACGGATTCAGCAGGCAAGAAGTTGAGGGCGTACTCGATCATCGACTGCTGAAATTTGCGCGGGATATGGCACGACGAGAGAACCAAATCAAGACAGCCAATAAAGGTAAACCGGGGCAGATCCCGGCGAATACTGGACGCGGTAAAACGCGCACTAGCAAGCAGAGCAAACTCCGTGACCGCATTAATGCGGCGAAGAAATCGAGTAACCGAAGTGAAAAACTATCGGTTATAACTGAACTAATTGGTTAGGGGTTTTTCTTATGGCAACAGGAAATTTAGACAGCGCAGACCTTAAAGCGGTCGCGGACGGCGGACTCGTTAATGAGGACGTTATGAACTCTATATGGGACATTTCTCATATACCTTTACCGTGGACCGAGATGTTGGGAAGTCCGGACGCGGTCCATAACAGCAACCCGAGTTGGACACAGGACAAGCTGCAAGCGATTGATATAACGAACGCCCTAGTTGACGGCGCGGACGCGGGAACAGATGATTCGAATACAGGACTTCGCGTTAACAACCATTGCCAAATATCCGGCAAATGGGTGTTTGTATCGACCCGGGCCCGCAATTCAAAAGTAATCGGGCAGTCTGATTCTCTTAGCTACAACGTAATGATGAGACAAAGAGAGCTCAGAAGGGACGTTGATGCGATTATGCAGGGACAACAGGCGTCGATTGCGGACGATGGCGCAGCGGTTCCGGGTAAGTCTGCAGGGTTCGGGGCGTGGCTAACGACCAGTACGGACCGTGGGGCGACTGGGACTGACGGCGGTTATGGTGCGACGTCGCCGAACATCGTCGACGCTCCGGGCGCTGGCACAGTTCGGGCTATAGACGAGCAGACGCTCCGGGACATGGCGCAGTCAGTATTCGAGGCGGGCGGCAATGTAACGAAGTTGTTTACAACACCATCGGTCAAGCGATCCATTTCTGAATACTTCTATACCGATGCGGCGAAGGTCGCGACGTTGGATTCGGACGTCGGTCAAGCGCAGGACCAAGCAACCGCTAAAGGGGCCGTTGATGTATTCGTCTCGGACTTTGCGGTATTGGAACTGATCGCAAGCCGAACCATGCAGCTTGTAACGACCGATAACGCTAATGTCTATCTTGTGGACCCGGAGTTCGTTCGCCAAGGATTGTTGCACGGATACCGGACCGAGGAACTCGCCAAAACTGGATTGGCTGACAAGCGACAGATGATTGTCGATTGGACGCTTAAGGTTTTGAACGAGGAAGCGCATGCGGTGATAGCCGATATTAACGGCGCGTTGCCGATGCTTGCCGTTCCAGCGTGAACAGAATCCCGCCCGGGTTTGAGTTAAGGCTCCCGCCCGGGGGGGATACTACATTTGATTTAGCAAGTCGGGTTCTAAGGTTTACGGGAGAAATGGCAGTGGGGCAGGGCAATCCAGCGGGTTTTAAACAAAGTCACACGTTTGACCAGGAGGAGCGCGTCCAGATTCCGAACGTGGGCGCGACGAATTATCCGGACGACTTCGGAGAACTGCCTGAACAGGACGAGCCGGACGTCCAGTTCGAGGAGGAGGCGTCACTCTGGGACGAGGAACGCGCGGATCGCGCGGTCGCGCAAATCGCGATTCCCGATACAGGGCCTGATCCTAGAGAAGCTGAAGATAGACAGCTAGC